ACTACTTTCATATTAGAAAAGTGGTTAGAGGATTGGGATGAACCATATGAAATAAGTGAGGAACTTAAAGATGAAAAAGAAATTAGCAGAGAAGTCTTGGAAGGATTCATTACGAGTCTTAAACTTAAAAGTAGAAATCAACCAATACATCCAAGGGACTACCAAATTAATGCCGTGGATTATGCAATCAGAAAACATCGTGCTTTACTTCTTAGTCCTACTGCATCTGGTAAATCACTTATCATCTATATTCTCGTAAGATATTACGAGTTACTTTTACAGCAACAAGATAACGACAAGATACTTATTCTTGTTCCAACAACATCTTTAGTAGAACAGATGCACTCTGACTTTCTTGACTATGGATGGGATGAAAAGTATTTACAGAAGATATACAGTGGACATGATAAGAACGTATCTAAGAAAGTTGTTATATCTACATGGCAATCTATCTATAAATTTCCAAAGAAATACTTCTCTCAGTTTGGGTGTGTTATTGGTGATGAAGCTCATTTATTTAAAGCAAAGTCCTTGACAAATGTTCTAACTAAACTAGATGTATGTAAGTACAGGTTTGGGTTGACAGGTACACTTGATGGTATGCAAACACACAGATTAGTTCTTGAAGGACTATTCGGTTCACTAAATAGAGTAGTATCCACAAAAGAACTTATTGACAAAAAGACACTTGCTGAATTCGATATCAAAGCATTGGTATTGACATACTCAGAAGAAGAGTGTAAACTTGTCAAAAAGATGAACTATCAAGATGAGATGGACTTTATTGTCACTCATCAAAAGAGAAATGAATTCATTAGGGATTTAACTCTCAATCTCAATACTAACACATTAGTATTGTTCCAGTATGTAGAGAAACATGGAAGTGTTCTCTATGATATGATTAATACTTCTGCTAAAGACAGGAGAGTATTCTATGTCTTTGGCGGTACAGACACTCAGACTCGTGAACAAATTAGAGAAATTACAGAAAAAGAAAAGAATGCAATCATTGTTGCGTCTTATGGTACTTTTAGTACTGGTATCAATATTCGGAATCTCCATAACATCGTGTTCGCAAGTCCAAGTAAGTCCAGAGTTCGTGCCTTGCAATCGATTGGCCGTGGACTGCGTAGGAGTGATACTAAAGATGCCGCTACCCTCTTCGATTTAGCAGATGACCTTTCTCACAAAAGTAAAAGAAACTTTACTTTAAACCACTTCTTAGAACGAATAAATATATACAATGAAGAGCAATTCGATTACACTATCAATAGGATAAAAATCAAATGACAGAATACAAAATACTAAAACTTTTAAGTGGTGAAGAAATTATTTGTAATCTCATAGCTGATGAACATCCAAGAACTTTTGAAATTCAATCTCCTTTACAGATTTCAGTTGTCCCAAAAGTAACAAAGTTTGGAATAGACGAATCAGTGTCTTTAGTAAGATGGATACATTTTTCTGAGGAGAATACCTATAATATAGATAAAAGCAAAGTAATGATTATCACAAATGCTTCTACGGGCTTGTCTAAGTTTTATGAACATTGTGTAATGAGGATGAACGCAGATATTGATGTCGTTGAAAGAGAACCAACAGATGCCGAACTAATGGGTATTGAAGAAGATGAATGGGATGAAGAGTATGGAGAAGTACTTACTAAGACTTTACATTAGTTCTATAGTTCTATTCATTCTCATACCCTACATAGCTAATATACCAAGTTGTCAAGAGATTAGCAAGAGATTTTTGAAATAAATTTAAATTAATTAAGCTATTGACATATCTGTAGAAATCTGTATAATGGTTAATAAGTTGCATAAAAACATGCATACAATGTGGAGTTAAATATATGGCTAAAAAGAAATCGGGTGCTCATTATGTTAATAACAAAGAGTTCCTAGAGGCGATGACAGAATGGAAAGAGCAATGCAAAGATGCTGAAGCGCAAGGTGACCCACGACCACCTGTGTCTAATTACATTGGGGAATGTTTCCTAAAGATTGCAAACCACCTTTCATATCGTCCAAACTTTATAAATTACACTTACAGAGATGAAATGATTTCTGATGGTATTGAAAACTGTCTACAGTATTGTAGTAACTTCAATCCAGAAAAGAGTAATAATCCTTTTGCTTATTTTACGCAAATTATCTATTATGCGTTTATTCGTAGGATTCAAAAAGAAAAGAAACAACAGCACGTTAAACACAAGATTATCGAAAATATGAATGTAGACATTCTAATGGACGGTGATAGTGAACAGGGTGTGTTTGTGGATTATCTACAAAAGAATTTCCTACCCCCAGAAGCAGTTTACAAACCTAAAAAGAAAAAGAAGAGTGAACCAAAAGGACTTGAAAAATTTTATGATGAACAAGGTGAAGAGATAATAGATGAAAATAGCGCTGATAACTGATACCCATTTCGGCGCCCGAAACGATAACTTATCATTTAACGATTACTTTTACGAATTCTGGGAGAAAGTATTTTTTCCTTACGTTGAAGAGAACGGTATTGATACAGTTATCCATTTGGGTGATGTTATGGATAGACGTAAGTTTGTATCCTACAAGATAGCACAAGACTTCCGACAAAAATTTATTCAAAAGTTTGTAGACAAAGGTATTACCCTTCACATGATGGTGGGTAATCACGATACATTCTATAAGAATACTAATGATGTTAACTCTCTTGCAGAACTTGTAGAGGGTAGATACCCTAAGATGTTCGTATACCCAGAAACAACAACTGTTGAGTTTGATGGCACACCTATATGTTTTATTCCTTGGATTTGTCCAGACAACTATGGACACACAATGGAACACATTAAGGATACCAAGGCACAAGTTGCAATGGGACACTTAGAGATTAATGGTTTCGAAATGCACGCTGGACACTTTGCAGAAGGTGGGTATGATAAACAATTTCTAAGAAAGTTTGATACAGTATTCAGTGGACACTTCCACAAGAAATCTGATGATGGACAAGTATACTATCTAGGCAACACTTATCAAATGACATGGAGTGATGATGGATGCCCTAAAGGTTTCCATGTATTCGATACATCAACTAGAGAACTTGAACGTATCATTAATCCATACACAATCTTTCAGAAAGTATTCTATGATGAAACTACTACAGACTATACACAGTTTGACGTATCTCAATTAAAGAATAAGTTTGTTAAAATTATTGTAGTTAACAAAAAAGACTTTTACGGATTTGATAGATTTATTGACAGAGTACTTGGTGAGTCTGGTGCTCACGAGGTAAAGATTGTTGAGGACTTTAGTGAATTGGATGCAGAGAATGTTGATGATACTATTGTCGAAAATGCAGAGGATACTATGACTTTATTGGAGCGTTACATTGCAGAACTAGATGTAACCTTGGATAAGAACCGACTAACTAATATGATGAAATCTTTATATCTTGAAGCGAGTGACTTAGAACTGTAATGATAATATTTAAAAAAGTACGTTGGAAGAACTTTCTTTCGACAGGAAATAATTTTACTGAAATTCAGTTGGACAGAAGTTCAACCACATTAATAATTGGAGAGAATGGTGCTGGTAAGAGTACTGTTCTTGATGCTCTTTGTTTTGGATTGTTTAATAAACCATTCCGTAATATCTCAAAGAAGCAGTTAGTGAATTCTGTTAACAATGGTGCATCTGTTGTTGAAGTAGAATTTAGTATTGGAACTAAAGAAGTAAAAGTTGTTCGTGGTATCAAACCTAATATATTTGAAGTATGGGTTAATGGTAACATGATTAACCAAGATGCGAATGCTCGAGACTATCAGAAACACTTAGAACAACAAATTATGGGACTGAACTATCGTTCTTTCACACAGGTTGTTATTTTGGGTTCTTCTACATTCGTACCGTTTATGCAATTACCAACTAAAGCACGCCGTGAGGTTGTCGAGGATATCCTAGACATCAAGATTTTTTCATTAATGAACTTCCTGTTAAAGAATAAAACAAAAGAACTAAATGAAGAAACTCGTGACGTAGAATATAATTTTGACTTGACACGAGAAAAGATTAACCTACAAGAGAAGTTTATCGACCAAGTGGTTAATAATAAGTCAGAGATAATTGCTGAGAACCATCAAAAGATATCTGATAATAACTTTACGATTGGTACTAGAAAAGAAGATATTGTTGGGTTAGAACAAGACAAAACTAAATTGTCTTACGATGCACAAGAACAAGCAAGATTAGAAGAAAAGATTACTAAACTAAGTAAAACAGAAGCTGCACTTCAAAATAGGAAAGATAATCATGACCGTCAAATCAAATTTTTCAAGGACAACGATGAATGCCCGACTTGCGAGCAATCAATTACGGACACAACAAAGCAGACGCAGATTACAACTAGAACCGAAAAAGTTGGAGAAATCACAAATGGAATCCGACAACTTGAAGAGTTGGAAAACACCGAAAAGTCAAAACTAGATGTTATTATAACAAACTTAGAATCTATTCGTAAGCATGATGTAGAGATTGCAAAACTTCGTGCAACTATTACAGAGATGGAAAAGTTCAATTCTAAGTTAGCAAAAGACATTGAGACATATGAGAGTGGTTCTATATCTGATGAAGATAAAGAAAAACTTGCAAAACTCAAAGGACAACTTGAACTTATAGAACAACAAAGGTCTAAGTTAACTGAAGATAAGTTTTATGTTGATGTTGCTAAGAACCTTTTGCAAGACTCTGGTATTAAGACTAAGATTATTAAACAGTATCTACCAATTATGAATAAGTTGGTAAACACATACCTATCCTCAATGGACTTCTTTGTCAACTTTAATATTGACGAAAACTTCAATGAGACAATCAAGTCACGCTTTCGTGATGAATTCTCTTATGCATCATTCTCTGAAGGTGAGAAGATGCGTATCGACCTTGCACTCCTATTCACATGGAGAGCAATCGCAAAGATGAAGAACTCTACTAATACCAACCTATTAATCTTAGATGAAATCTTTGATTCCTCTTTGGATGGTACAGGTACAGATGACTTCCTCAAAATCCTCAATACGTTCCACGACCAGAATGTATTTGTTATATCACACAAACAAGATATGCTATTTGACAAGTTCAGAAGTATTGTTAAGTTTGAAAAGGTTCAGAACTTTAGTAGAATATCCACAAATTAATTTAAAAAAACTTCAATAAATGCCTTGACATTTGTTCTAATAACATGTATACTATGCTAGTAATGATGAGAAAAGGAAAGAAGTTATGACATTAACCCCAGAATTTAAACAATTTATGGATAATATGTGGGCTCAAGAGTTAGTCATAAATGGTAAGAAAGTCGTAGACCGCACTGTCGGTTTCGGTGCATTACCAGATATTACTCTAACCTTTGAGGATGGAACTTTTTTGAGTGCTAAAGAATTATTCAAAAATGTTTCAAAAACATCTTGACTTTTGTTCTAATAACGTATATAATGAATATACAAACTGTGAAAATAACTAGGAGAAATATATAATGGCACATGAACTTGAAATGATAAACGGTGAAGCACAAATGGCTTATGTTGGGGATGTTCCTTGGCATGGACTAGGTACTAAGGTTGACCGTGAACTAACACCAGACCAATTCCAAAAGGTTGCTGGACTTGATTGGACAGTAGAAAAACAACCTCTTGTAACTGCAACTGGTATTCCTATTAAAAACAAAGAGGCACTTATCCGTTCCTCTGACAACTCTGTATTAGATGTTGTTGGTACTGGTTGGAATCCAGTACAGAACTCAGAAGCATTTGAATTCTTCCATGACTATGTGATGGCAGGTGATATGGAAATGCATACTGCTGGTTCACTTAAAGATGGACAAATGGTTTGGGCACTTGCAAAGACAAAAGAGTCTTTTGAGTTGTTCAAAGGTGACCAAACAGATAACTACTTTCTGTTTACTAACCCACACCAATTTGGTAAGTCTATCAATATCCGTATGACACC